CATCAGGTACTTCTCAAGGTACTCAATGTAGCGCACATCGTCACCGTCGATGGTGCGCTTGACAATCAGCCACAGCGCATCCTGGTCCCCGTCCCAATGCGGCAGCGCCACCACGGACTCAACCGCGCCACCGACATCGTGACGATGCCAGCCGACCACTTCCTCGGCCCGTTCGTAGGTCATGCCGAGAAGGGTGCCATCGACGCGCGGTGTCCACACCACCTGCACCGGCTCCTGCTGGTACGCCATGTCGGCGATGCCAGTCTTGGTGATGTGCTCGGACAACAAGGTCAGGTTCGGCGCGACGTAGGCATCAATCTCAAAGCTGAACGTGTACTCGCGCACCTTGCGACCGGCGCGCTGCACAAACAGGGTGCTCGACGCCACGCGCAGCGGGCGCACTGTGCCGGTGGAGCCGTAGGTCGTCTGCGGAATGACCCGCACGTTCGTCGGCGTGATCGCCTCGTTGATCTGGTTCGCGCTGATCGTGAACTCGCCGCTGCTGGTGCCGATGGCGAGCACCTTGCCCGGTGACAGCCAGTTGATCGTGTTCAAGTCTTGCGTGTTGATCGTGAAGTTCAGCGCGTCATCGTCGTTGGTGCCGTAGGTGTGGTTCTCGTAGTCGCCCACGACCGAGGCCCACAGCGTCTGTGGCTTGGCCGCAGAACCGGCAAACCACAGCCGATCCTCATAGAACACGACCGTGCGGGGCCAGCCGTCAACGTCAGACCACGCCGCCGTTGCCCACCGGGTCGTTGCCGAAGTGGTCGGCAGAGTCTGAATCACTGTGGCGTTGACCTGTGTGGCGCTGGTGAAACCAGTGACCTCGACGTAACCCGTACCGTCGCCCACGTATGTCCACGACACGCCGCCGTCCGACTCGGTGCCCGAGATGTGCAGCGGTGGCCGGGTGCCCGTGGTGGCTGAGTTCGCAGCCTGGTACACGCGCCCCTGGTTCTGGCGAAACGCACCCGCTGTGATCGCGGTGCTCGCTGCCCAAGCCGTGTAGAACGACTCGGGGATGACGGCGATGCTATAGAAGCGCCCCACATCATCCGTGGTGAACAAACTCGCCGACGCGGTGAGCGTGATGTTGCCCGTGGTGGCGCTGGCCGTCAGGGTCGTGGAGCCGACGTTGCGGTCGTTGAACGGTGGGCGCGTGAACTCGACCGCGCTGATCGTCCACTCGGTTGCGCCGAAGCGTGCGAGCTTCTGAGGCTCATGGTCAGGGTGTGCAATGTAGATGACATCGGCAGACTGCGCGAAGTTGAGCGCCTGCACATCGGTGTCGGTGTACGGGCTCGGAATCTCATACTCGCCCGACGCGGGCTGCGCGTACCAGTACGTCGCGTTGGGTGGAGCGTTACCCGTGGTGGCCGCGATGCAGTAGTAGTTGACCCCACCGCTCGACACAAGGTCGCCCACGGTGTACGCGGTGGCCCCGTTGTAGGCGGCGGGTGATCCCTGCAGTACCGTACCGCCTGCCGTGTGGAAACGGATGTACTCGTCGCCGAACTCCAGCGCAAACGATTGCGTGTCGCTGAACTCAAAGGGAATCAGGCGCGAGCGCTGAGTGCCGAACTTGGTGGCACGCACGAACCGCGTGCCCGGGCGCTTCTGCGCAGGCCCGAACACCTGCGGCAAGAAGTTCTCAAGCGTCTCGCATCCGTTCTTGTACTTGGAGAGGTCAACCCGTCCGCGCAACTGCGGGGACAATTCACCCGCGTTGAACGAGTTTTGGATCGGGGACGCTTTTGCCACGTCAGTACCTCACTGCTATCCAGTCGTCTTCTTCGTACTGCTGTGGCGGGTTCTCCTGACCATCGACACGGCGAGCGCGTGTCAAACTGTCCTCGTATTCTTGGGACAGTGCATCCTTCTTGGTGTTGCTTTGCGTCAGAGCCTCACAGAGTTCAAAGGCTAAACGACACGCGGCGGCGTCAATGAACAGCGAATCGTAGCGGTTCGGATCGGTGACGCGATACACATACCGGATGTAGAGCGTGTCCGCGTCAGCCTGGATACAGCCGTCTTCCACCGAGTATTCACTGGTGGAAAGATCACGCACTTCGACAAGGCGCAGATTGTCAGAGGGCAACGGGAACTTGGCGCTGAACCCCCACTCGGGGGCAGTGTTTGATGCGGCCAGCACGGCGCGCTTGACCGCGAAGTTCCACGGGTGATCCCGCAGCACCTGATCGCGCACCAGCGGCCATGCGCGGTCGCAGAGATTCGCCGCCTTGGTGCCGTCGCTCAAGCTGGTGATCGCACCGTGCCCGAGCTTGTCCAGCGCCTTGTTGCAAACGTCAACGACCGAGGACATGGTTGGCTCCTGATGAACAGTGTCTCATTCTACCGCCTACGTCTACGAACCAGTGGGAGAAACAGCCCACCTGTGGTAACAGGAGCATCCCCACCCGTTACCTCAGGGAAGTAGATGATGCGGTTGCGAGTGGTCAGTGGAGGGAACAGGGTTACAGCGCCCACTGAAACGGTGGGTGAGTACACCGTGCGAGCGCGCGTGGTCAGCGGTGGGCTGATCGTGATGCTGGTCGTGACAGTCGGTGCATAGACTGTGCGGGTGCGCGTGGTGAGCGGCGGCAGCAGCGTCACCGCCCCTGGCACCACGACTGGCGCATACACGGTCCGCGTGCGCGTGGTCAGTGGGGGCTCAAGAGTCTGTGTTCCCCCTGATTGCGACACCACCGGGGCATAAACCGTGCGGGTGCGCGTGGTCAGCGGTGGCTGTAGGGTCACCGGACCAGGCGCTACGGTAGGTGCGTAGATTGTCCGAGCGCGGGTCGTGAGCGGTGGTTGCAGGGTCACCGCGCCAGCGGCCACAGTCGGGGCATAAACCGTGCGAGTCCGCGTGGTCAGGGGAGGCTGCAGTGTCACCGCGCCCGCGGTCACGGTGGGGGCATAGACGGTCCGCGTGCGCGTGGTCAGCGGTGGCAGCAGGGTCTGCGCTCCACCACTCGCCCCGATGATCGAGACGACCACGATGCCAGTGATCTCGGGCGCCTGACTCGTGAACGTCGTGGTGGACGCCCCAGGGCTGTTTGCCGTACTGAGTCGACCCGCTTCGGCGTTGTTGTTGTACCCGAAGTCGTTGGCGACCAGTGAAGTCCATCCAGTCGCCGTCGGCGGTGGTTCGCTGAAGGTGTAATGGCTGTCCAGCGCAATGACGCCATCATCTGTGGTGCTGTCGACCGTCGCGCTCGCTGGCGTAGGGTCGAACCAGTTCCACCCGAAGGCTACATCCCGAATCCAGTTCGCATAAGACGAGGTGTCGACGTCCTTGACGAACGCCACCAGCATGACCGGGCCTTCGCTGACCGATCCATCCCATGTGGGAGTTATGGTTTGCGATCCCGTCCCGGTAACAGCCGCCATGCTGACGCTGGTCGGCTCACCATCGTAATCGTCATGATTGATGGTGAAAGAGCCGGTGAAACTGGACGACAGAGAAGCCAGCGCTGCGCCAGCACTTCGCGTGAAAACGAGAACACCCTCGGCATCGGAGGGAACCGTGATCGACTGAGCCCCGGGAGTCGCAGACGTGCCGGGCTGTATCTCAACCCCGCTGATGAAGGTGGGCGACGGCATCCCCCGGCCCTCAAACTCAGAACTGGAAGATACCCGAAGCGTTCCAAGTCACGTCGATATCGCCCCCGTTGGGCGTGACCGGCAGGCCCGTGACACCAGTGTCGATGTACCCCACCAGACGCCATGTCGTGTTTGCACCCGCATTCTTGATGAACACCACGATAGCCTCAGCGGTACTGCCACTGACGCTCGCAAACACGCTGTTCGCTGCGTCAAACAGGCCGTTCGTAAACGTCTTGCTGGTCAGTTCGACCTCGGTGCCGACTTGCCCCGCGACCACCGACGAGAAAAACTCATGGGTCTGCGAGAACGTGTAGGTGCCTGTGTCAACCAGCGCAGCATAGACACCCGTGGTGCCTGATCCGCCCAACGAACTGTTGGCCGAGTGTTGGATCGCCGCCTCAAGGTACTTGTTGTAGATCGCGTTTGCCATAGGTCACCCCAGCATCGTTGCCACGCGAGTGCGGGCTTCGGCGAGCGCGTTGAGT